ACCAAGGTTGGTTCGTGCCGTCGCTGCCGACGCAAGGTCTGACAGGTTCGATGCCTTCTTCGCGTACTGGGTGTGGTCGTCGTCGGACAGCCCGGTCAACAGCCCGTGATCGGTCACACCACCACCGCCACCGCCGTCTCCGGTGGTGACAGTGACGTTCACGACCGCGCCCGTCCCGTCGACCGCGATACCCGGAGTTGTTCCCTCGATCGAAACGGTCACGGCGTCACCTCGGACACGTCGTCAAGAATCTGGAACGTCCCCGCCAGCACCGTCAGATCATCGACCTCGAGGTCCCAGTAGTAGACGCCGGGGTCAACGTCGAGGTCGACGTCTTCGCCGACCACGATGTTGTTGCCGTCCACGGTTGCGTCCAGATCCAGCACGACCGCAGCCGTGTTCGACTTCGACGCCTTCACCTGGGCGAGCGGCGCGGTGGTGGCGGGGCTGCCGTCGATGACGATCGCGAACGATGTTCCGCGCATCACGTCACCGCGGGTCCGGGTGAAGTTCCATTCACCCGGTGTCAGATCATCATCGACGCCGGCCATCAGACGTCAGGGTGGGTCGACGTGTTGATCGCGGCGAGCCCGGTGCCAAGCACCGCGGACGCGACACCAACCCACAGGACAGCTTCGGTTTCGGTCGCGACGCCGTAGGCGACGACGAGCGGCTGCAGGGCGAGCAGGATGCGGTAGATCCAAGCGCGGGTTGCTTCATTCATGGGGGTTCCTTTCGGGGACGAGTTGTGCGAAGATCATCAGGTCCCGGTTGTGGTGACCGGACCCCTAGCGATACGGAGAGAACAAATGGGATGGACGATTGACGACCTGTCCGACACCGAGCACGAGGGCTACGTGCAGGCGGTGGAGCTGCAGCACGGCTCGACGTACCAGTGGCGCGACATCGACCTCGGCACCGACGAATGGCGGGCACGAGCGGCGAAAGGCATCGCGGTCAACCACGTACAGGTGGTCTGCACCTGTGGATGGCGGTCAGAGCGGTTCCACGCCCCGGCGGGAACCGATTGGATGCCGTCGATCGTCTGCTTTCCTGATTACATGGGCGACGGGTCGTTCTGGGACGACGTGTGCTGGGACATCTGGCTGGCCGAGCACGGCCGACCGATGGCGGCGCTGGCTCGTGACGATGTGCTCGTGCCAAGGTCGCTGATTCGCACGGCCCGCCAGTACGGCCGACGGCCGTCCACGCTCTCCCTGCTAGGGGAGTGAGCCCCGCACCCGCACCACCCGGCTTCGGTCGGTGGGTGCGGGGCGCCGGGCTGTTCTGTGTTCGGGCCGTCACGGACGGCTAAGGGGTTGACTCGGCGACCGTGCGGGGTGATAATCAATCCCAGTTGGGCTTAGCGGCCCGGCTAGGAAGTGTCGGAATCAGACCCCCTACCGCTACGTACCGGGGGGTTGAAACGAGACAGTCGGTGTCAGAACCGATTCCGTCCACTAAGGGCAATCTGCTGAGGTGGGTAGCGGTTTCGGGCCAGAAGACTTAGCGGTCGGAAGGAGCGCAGCCTTAGCGGGCAAGTGACTGGGTACCGGTGTAAACCTTGCTATGGCCAGGTGTAGCCGCCGGTTGTGGGTAGGCAATCCCACCTTCCACATCAAGGCCCCTCGCGAAAGCGGGGGGCCTTGGTCTTTTTCAGGTGGCGACGGTTTCGCCGAGCGTGTGCAAATGCCCCCACCCAGCAGCCGACACGCGCGGGTCGGACTGGTGGCGGAACCTCAGCGGTGTTCGCGTAGCCGTCCGATGATGGTGGTGGAGCGACGTTCGCTCAACTCCTCGGCCCGGTCCCGCAACCCCATCAGAACAGCACATCGAAGTCGGTGAGCTGCAGCGCGAGGCTGACCTTGAGTCGGGGATCTTTCGGGAACCTGAGCGAATGCCCGGCGTCCTCGCTCGTCTTGTCGACACACAGGCAGCCGTACTGCTCGAGCGCCCACACAACCGCTGCGTCCTGCGGTGACTTCGACTGCGCCGTCAACCGTTCGACAGCCTTGCGGGTGAGACGGAGCCGTGAGCCGTTGACGAGAGGGTGGCCGGGGATGTAGCCGTCGGTGCCGCGCGACGGGTACTGAACCGGACCGTCGCCATACCCCGCAGCAACGAACGCAAGCGCGTGCTGAACACCACCAGCACCAGCGTCCAATCCTTCGATCGTCGGCACCAGCGGCCAGACGGGGATGCGTGACGCTGAGATGCTGCCGGGTTGTTCGGTCCAGTTCTTCTGCAGGTTGAACACGCGGACGACGTCGGACCGCCAGGGTGATTGCAGGAACGACAGCACCGGGCCGAGACTCGACGCTTCCCAGTACCACTTCCGCACCGGGTCGACCCCGAACCATGTGTGGTCGTTGTTGCTGCTGATCCACACCTTGTCGGGCAAGGGCACCTTGACCGACGGGAACGGGTTAGCGAGCGTGCCCGGTGTCTTCGTTGTCAGCGTCGTCGTGTACGTCGTGGCGGCACGCTGCAGCGGGGTGTTGCCGCTGACCCTGACCCGCTGGTTCCAGTCGACCAGGGCATCGGTGCGGATCACGTCCACCGGGCGCTGCGCCACCACGTCCTTCCACGCCGGACGGAACTCGTCCCACCATGACAGGTTTGACACGTCGGGGCATTGGGGCACCGGGTCCAGCAACGTCACCGGGCGAGGCATGGTCAGGCCCTGATTCGTGACTTGCAGAAGTGGAACACCAGTTCGGGTGCCATATCGACAGCCTTGGCGCCTTCCTTCTGCCGGTCAGCCCACTGCGGCCCCGACAGGTGCTGGTAGTGGGTGTGGGTGATCGCGTAGATGGCGCCGGTCTTGGTGTCGCGTGCGTACATGTCATCCTCTACTACAGGTTGAGGGTTCGGGGCAGGTGCCGGTGCAGGCGGTGGAGACGCAGCGGCGGTGCCGCCACGGATACCTGTCGCAAGATCGCCGGGTGTGCAGACGATCTCCCAGTGCATGGCGTCCTTGTTGCCCCGCCAGTCGCCGCCCCACGCCCACACCTGGCGGCCGTTGTTCGTGCGGATCGCCTTGATCGCTTCGCGCATCCCGGCGGGCATGTCAGTGCGAAGCGTTCGACCGTACGGGTTCGTCTGCCAGTTCAAGTCGAGAGCGGTGCCGTAGCTGTGATTGCTGTAGCCGTTCCCACCGACCTTCTGACGGCACACGTACGCCCCGGTGTCGGCGTAGCGGGTGCGGTAGTTCCAACGCACGAGACAAGCGTTCAGAGCTCGCACAGCGTCAACGATCCGAGGATCGACGGTGACCTTGCCGGCGCCATGCAGCGCTATGGTCGGTCGGGCGACCTTGCGGCACGCCGGCCCCCACGCTGCTGCGATCTGCGACTGGCTCAGCACTGTTCGTCCTCGGTGTTCACACCGTGCGGAGCGTCGACCCGATCCTTGACTGCCGGGTGGAAGTGATGAAGAGCCACGGCGATCAGGTGGCGGGCCTCAAGGTCAGTCATCGTCGTCTCCGTCTGGGTGGGAGGCGTTCGCCTCGAGCTCCAACAACAAGAGGTCGACCGACTCCCCAGCCCGTGCCCGCATCAGGTAGTGGATTAGGCGGGACTCCGACAGTTGCCACACCGACTCGGCGTCGAAGGCGTCGGGGTCGCCCATCAGGTCACGTACGCCACGGATCGGCTTGCGTCACCGGAGTGATCCCCGCCGCCGTCAACTGGGCGCTGAGCGCCACGACAATCCGGGTCAACTCGTCGACCTTCGCTTCGAGCTCGGCGATCTTCGCTTCGAGTTTCGCTTCCTGCTTGCTCGACGCCGCCGTTGACCGTTCCACGAAATCTGCCGCCGCTCTCGAAATCACATCGACCGCCTGAGCTTCGATGTGTTGCGCCTCCGACCGGGTACGGCCCCGTGCCGCCAACGCCGCTACGACAGCGGTGAGGATGCCGCCCAGCGCCGCTGACAGGGCAACGACCACACCGTTCACTGGTCATCCAATCTGTCCGACATCTCATCGTTCAACCGGTCACGGATCGCCGAATGCAGATCCCGGTTCATGCGCACCGACATCACCGCCGGCGTGATCCACACGACCAGCCAGGCGATGATCGCGAACCCGCGTAGCACCGACGACCACTGCGGCACCGACGGAGCGGCCACGCCGATGACGTTCAACGCGCCGAGCAGCCACAGGTAGCCGACGACGTACAGCCCGGACACTGCGGCGATCGCTGCGTGCACGGCGCGGAACCTGAACAGCCCGGACCGGGCGGCCCACCAGTTCACGATGACGGACACGGACACGCAGACGACGTTGACGACAGCTACCCATTGGTCGACCTTCGGTAGCTGGTTCATGTCGGATCAACGCTCCAGATCGTTGCGGCACCGTTGACGTGCCCGCCGTTGGTGATGCAGGCGACGGACCACCGCGAGTTCGGATCCGCGTAGCCCTCACCGAGGATGTAGGCGATGCCGAACGTCGTCGGATCGGTCGGGTCGTCGAGGTTCGTTTCGGGGAGGGTGGCGATGAACGGCGGCGACGTGGCGACGCCGTTGCGGAGCAGCAGGAACTCAGACTCGCCCGTCGTCACCTGATCCAAACCGTCGGCGCCGTCGGGTTCGGCCCAGTCAGCGACCACGATCAGCGCGACGAGCCGTGAGGCTTCCTTGGCGGTGTACGGCTGCCACGGCTTCACTTCGGTTTCGGCGACATCCCAGTAGCCCGGCTCCAACTCCTCGGCGTCACGCCAGGACCACGACTCCATCTCGACCGGCTCCACCGGCCCCGCATCCACACCAGTACGACCGGTGTCGAGTGCCTTCGCTGCGGCCTTGCTGTCGCCGTACTGGTCGACCAGCCGTTCCACCATGCGGGCGCCACGCTTCAACGCCTGCTGATACGCCGTTTCCAACACGGGCGCCTTGCGCAACGTCCCATCGGAGTCCAACTGAAACCCGATCTCAGTGAGTCGGAGCACGTCGGCTTCGACGGTGATCGTGTCGCCGCACTCCGCGTCGAAATCGACAAGGTGTGTCACCTCAACAACCCGCGACGGCGCAGGGTTGGTCTTCCCGGTCAGGTACGCGGCGCCGATCAGATCGAGGGTGGTTTGGTCGGTGATCGATCCGACCTGTAGCGACCCGCCCGGCTGACGCCCGTACGCGAGCACCGACAGGGCCGATTCGTACAGCGACAGGTTCGTGTCGGAGATGAGCAGCACGTCGTTCGCGATGCGATGATCCGTCTCCGTGGCGTCCGCGGCGATCTCAAGGTTGGCGTGCTGAACACTGACCGTCGACGCAGTACCCCGTCCGGGGTCCTTGTTCCACATCGACAACACGAGCCCCTCATGGGACATGGCGACATCGACATGGATCGCAGCGAGCAGCTCGAGGGCGTCGGCGATGGTGCCGGTGGCGTCGCACTCAAACTCGATCTTGGGCCACGCATCCCCGGCGCTGTCGAGCGTGTCGTCAAAGTCGAGAGTGACATCGGGGATCTCCCCTCGCGCCTGCGCCTCGTCGACGAGGATGCGGACGATCTCACCGGGGGTGAACCATTCGCCGGCCGGGTCCATGAAGCAGAGCCAGTCGCCGTACAGGGCGTCGTACTCGTTGTCTTCGGGGACACCCGACATGAACACTTGGTCGATGAGCCCGCCGGCACCGACGGACCAGGCGTCGCAGATGAACGCGCCTTTCCCGCCGTCGTTGCGGGCCTTCGCCGCATACACGTACTCACCCGGCTCGAGGAGCACGGGGCTGCGGTAGGGACGGTGCCACACCTTGCCCGGGAACGCCTCGTTGGCTTCGACAACCTGCACGCCCTGCCACGCGTCCTCGAACCCGTCATCCGCAGACGCGAACGCCGACACCTGAACAGGGTCGGTGCCGGTGATCTCGAACACGCGACGGAAACAGCATTCGCCGATCGTCATCGTGTCGTCCTCCTCCTCGCCCCACAACCATTTGGTGGTGAAGAGAGCAGGCAGACCGAACGGCTTACCGGGTTCGGACGTGAGCCGGAACTGGTCGAACGGCTCCGTCCAATCGGTCGTGTCGAGCTGGGGGCTGGACCAGTCGAACCGGCGGCGACGACTGACCGGCTTCGCACCAACCGCCAACCACGGCAGAACGCGACCGAGCCGCATGTAGTCGAGCGGGCCGCCGCCACGCACCGTCACCGTCTTGTCGGCGACACCTGATCCGGGCGGCGGGATACGCACGTTGCGGTCACGGTCGATACGAAACGCCAACGGCGTCCGCTCACCCTCAACGACGCGGACGAATCGTCCTCCGGTGAGCTCGGCGACTTGCGGGTGGTCGAAATCGACGGTCAGTTCACCGTCGCCCACATCGTCAAGGCTGACTCTGCCGCGCAACGCTCGCACCTGGCGGGCATCAGCCGGAGTCGTCTCATTGTGCGTCAGCGAACAGACGAGCGTGGCGTTGTCGACCTCGTACACGTCAACCTGCACCGGCAACGGCACATACGTTTCGGCTTCGGTGTAGGTGACAGTGATGCTGTTGAGCCGGTATTCGGAGTCGCCGGCTAAGCCGGAGTCGATCGCGATGATGCCAACCCACAGATCCTGGCCGTCCGGCAACTCCAACGAGTACGACCACGCCGCCGTCTCCGCACCATCAGCGATGCGGAACCCCGGCACCGTCAACGGATCAAGATCGCTAATCCCCATGTAGGCGCCCGAGCCGGCCTCCTGAACACCCACACCAGAGAACGCCCACGAGCCAACCTCAAACAACGAATCCGCCAACGCCGCCGACTCATCACCGTCGCTTGTGAGCAACACGCCGCACACCGGGTCAGTCGCACCATCAGCAAGACACGTCACATTGAACTGCACGGCAGAGACCGTCAACTCACCCGCCGGCAAATGGTCACGTAGATTACGCGACACGAACCCGCCGCCCCCCGACGACACATTCAACGTCCACGTCGACACCGTCATCGACGCATCCCCAGATACGGTCCACGGGTCCGCAACGTCACATTCACACGAGCGGCCGTCAACGACCACTGAGACGGATCAGTGCGCTGATCCGTCCCAGCCCAATCAATCGGCAACTCTTCGCCGTACGGCTCGTCAGACGCCTTACACGACACCAACGGATTCGACTCGGCCAACGCCACACCCCACGCCGCCGCATCATCCGGCGTGAAACGCAACGTCTGCGTTTCGGCGTTCGCCGTCGCACCATTCCCGTCCGACGGATAACCGCCCAGGATGCACTGCACCTCGTCGTCCACAGCGAACGTTTCCGACCCGGCTTCGTGTGTCCACGTTCCGTGATACTCGGGATACGACGAGATCGGTGGGGCGCCGCGCCACGGACCCGACAGGATCGTGTGACACCGCAACACCGAATCGGTGTCGGGATTGGTCGTGTCACGATGCACGTCGATCTCAACCCAGTGGGCTAGCCCAATCCGGTCTGCTCCGGTCCCGTAGGTGACGGTCAACTCAGTGATCGGGAACGCGTACGCGATGTAGCCATAGACGCTGGGTGTCAGGATCGTCAGATCCTTCGTCAACGTCGGCATCAGGAGAGCTCGCCGCCAGGGATCGAGATGTCCAACGTGGCAAGCGCCCACTTACCGTTCTCCACAACCTTCCCGAACCTGAAGTTCAGGACATGCACCTCGCCCGACACCGTGCCGCCCGACGGCAACGTCAACACCAGTGTGCGTGTCCCATCGGTGCCGCCCACCGGGGCGCACACCGTTTCACGCAGATAGGTGACGTTCGTTTCGAGGTTCGCCCCGAGCGTCGATGACGGCGACCCGGACACGACCGTCGTGCCGGAGACGACCAGCTCGAGCGTGTGAACAGTCGCAGCAAGAAACCGTGCCCGTGGCAACGCCCCGTTGACACCGAACAGCTGGACGTCGTTGCCGGTCTGCTGGCCTGACTGCCACAGGACCCATTCGTTGCGGACAGTGATCGCGTTGTTAGCCGTCGGCAGATTGATGGTGCCGTCGAGAGTGATGCTCATGACCGTCCCGCCAGGTACATCTCTGCTCCCACGACACGCACCAGGTCCTCGGGGGCGGTTTGTGCTGTGACGCCGTGCTGATGCAGCTCGCCGATCACCGGGCCGGACTGCCTGGCCGCAAGGTCACGCAACGCGGCGAGTAGCGCCGCCTGGCCCTTGTCGTCACCCATTGACGCCGTCGGGCCGTTCAGGATCGCCGCGGTCGGACCAGCCGGGATGACCGTGCCAGCGGACCCGAACTTGACCAGCTCCGGTCCCTCCTCGCCGACCAGCGCGAGCGTGCCGGCACCGAAGTCTCCGCCCTTCGCGAACGGCGTGTAGATGTTGCCGTCGCGACCGCCAGCCCCACCAAGGCCGGGCAACGGGTCGACCTGCGGCACCGCTCCGTTCGCGATGCGCGCAGCACCAGCACTTGCCGCATACCCTGCGCCGGCGCCGGCGTCACTCGCGTAGCGGATACCGATCGTCAAGATCGGAGCGAGCTTCTCGATGTCGCCGTACAACAACCCGACCTCGGTACGGGCCGCCGTCGTGTCAGCACCCACCTTCGTGTCGTGCTGCTCCGACTTCCACCGGTCAGTAATCTTCCGGTAGGTCTCTTCGCCGATGAGCGGGTCGACGCCGAGCTGGGCATCGACCTCGCTTTCCAGCAGCGCCCGCACGCCTTCGTAGTCGCCCTCCAACAGCGCCGACGACAACTGCAGCTGCACTTCGGGGGACAGGCTGTCGATGCTGGTCAGCAGGTCAATGGTTGTGGTGAGCGCGAACAGTTCGGCGTCAGAGATGCTGATCTTGACCGCCGTCTCTACCTGTTCCGGGGCGATGCCCAGCAGGCGGTAGTAGGCGTCCAACTCTTCTTCGGTGAGGTTGAGCCCGGCGACGGTCTTGGCGAACTCCTCGCGCATCGCAGCAGCCCAGTCGATCGCCTTCGACGGATCATCCGACGCCAACTGCGACAGCGTGTCCTTGTAGGCGTCGCCCAACCCGAGCACCGAATCCAAAGCGTCGAGCGTGGCGTCGGAGTAGCCGCCCGTCGCAGCGACCAGCGGATCAAACACACGGGGCAGGTCGGCGACAGTGCCGACCGCTTCCTCCAACTTGTCGACACCCGTCGGGGTCAGATCGATCGCGACCGGGTTCGTGTCGGCAAACGTCTTCAACTGCTTCGCTGCACCATCCAGGTCGCCCGCCTCGATCGCGGTGATGACCGACGTCGCTACTTCGGGCGGGATCTTCCCTTCCAACAGTCCGAGGTAGGCGTTCAGCTTGAAACGAGCCTGCTCAACACCCGAGAGCTTGATCGCTGTTTCGATCTGGTCGGGTGCCAGGGTCGCGGCTTCGACGTACTGGCGGATCGCGTCTTCGGTCAATCCGGCCTGACGGAGCTGGGCTTCGAGTTCGGTGCGGAACCCGGCGGCCTGCTTGCGGACCTCGTCTGCGGACGCACCCGACTTGAGCAGTGCGGTCAGGTACTCGTTCGTTGCGGAACCCAACGCCCGCAGATCACGGATGGCGTCGAGCTGGCGTGGCCGCAACTCGCCCAGAGCGATACCGGTCAGGTCGAGCGTCTTCGGCAGGCGGCGGGCCGACCGGTCGACCTCGCGGAACGCCTCACCCAGATCCACCGCCGCGTCCAACTGAGAACCCAGACCGGACGCCTGCGCCAAGGATCGGTTGAACGCATCCGCACCCGCGGAAGCGGCGTCCATGCTGATCCCGAGTTCTGACACGGCAGGGTCGGCCATCGCTGCGGCATCGGCCAAGCGTTCGAGCGTTTCGGACGTCGCGTTCGTCGAGTCCTCAGCCTTGTCCGCCTCAGCCGGCACAAGTCCGAGCTGTTCGCGCAGACCGCGCAGTGCCTTACCCGCGCCAACCGCCGACGCGAGTAGGTCGTCGGCGTTCGTGGACCGTTCGATCGAATCGCCGAACGCCTCAGCCCGCTTCGCTCCAACCTCGAACTGCAGATTGGCGAGCTTCTGGACTGCGGACAGCTTCGAAAGCGCACCCTTGAGCGCGTCGGCGGCGTCGGCTGCGTCTTCCTGTGCTTCGGTCTGCTTGTCGACCGACTTCGCTGTTGCCTCGCCGGCCTCCGCTGCGAGCCGCAGCGATTCGCGGTTCCGCTGGATGAACTCGGTGTTGATCGCGTACTGTCGCGAGTTCTGGTCGAGATCCTGGGTGCGGGCCTCAAGGTCGTCCAGCGTCTGGTTCGCAGCAGCGGGGTCGGACTTGGCGAGCACGTCGAACGCCCGCTGGACCTGCTCGACGTCGGCCTTGATGCCGGTGCCGACGATCTCGACTTCGGAACCGAACTCCTGCCACAGGTTCTGGAACCGCAGCGTGTCCTGCTCAGCAGCGACAAGACCGGCGAACGTCTCGGTGAGGTCCGCGCCCTGCGCGTCCCCTGCAGCGATCTTCAGTTCGTTCAGCGCGTCGGTGAACCGCTGGGCGACGTCGGTGCCCTCGTTCAACGCGTCGAACACGATGTCGCTGACAACCAGGGTGGCGAGAGCGAGCCCGGCGGCTCGGGCGGCGGTGCCCATCTTCGTCAGGTTGCCGTCGGCGTCGCGAGTGATGCCCGACAGCTTCGACAGCGGACCGGTGCCCTCACCGATCCGCCGGTTCATCTCGCGGAAGTTGTCCGCGACCTTCATCCCCGCACCGATCAGCAGCGACAAACCACCGACACCGATCGTCGCCGCGGTAGCAATGCCTGCGATGCTGCCGGCAGCGGTCTTGGTGCTGTCAGGTAGCGAGTTGAACGCCCCAGTAACGCCAGACAGTCCGCCGACGATCGACTGGAACGCTGGCAGCAACGCCTCACCAATCGACGCCTTCGTGTTCTCAAACTCGGCGGCCAACTGGCGCTGCTGATTCGCCAGACTGTCCGACGTGCGCCCGAAGTCGCCCTGCGCGTCCGTTGTCTGCTTCAGGATCTGCGACTGCGCCGCCAACACCCGCTGCTGCTGCGACAACGCACCCGTACCCGAGTAGATGCCCATCTCAAGGGCTTCAGCCTTGAGCGTCGCATCGTCCAACAGGACGCCGTACTGGCGGATCGGTTCCGACTCGCCACGCAACGCCGCACCGATCGCAACGATCGCCTCATCCGTCGTCGTGTTCGAGAACGACGCCAAGTCACCCGCGAGCTGGGTCAGGTCAACAGAAAAATCGGCAAGCCCTTGGCCGGAGAGGCCAGCGGACTTGCCGAAGACTGCGAAAGTTGAGCCGGCGTCGATCGCCGCGCGCTTTGAGATACCCGCGGCCTTCGCCGCACCGTTCGCGTACTCCTCAAGAGCCCCCGCGCCCTCTTTGCCGAGAACGACGTTCGCCTTGTTCTGCGACTCCTCAAGATCACCGGCAGCCGACGCCAACTTGTACAGACCAGCGGCAGCGACACCGCCGGCGACGAGCGTGGTCGCGCCGAACGACACCATCTGACCGGACAGTCGCTGCAACCGGTCGTCGGTCTTGCCGAGCGACTGCTCAGCAGACTTACCAACCTTGTTGAACTCCTGCTGTGCCGCCCGCCCATCGGCGGTGATGAGGATCTGCAGCTTCTCTGTGAGCGCCACTCAGGCTCCTCTGTTATCGGCAGACAGGTTCAACAGTTGGAGTTCCCGGTGCGTCAGGGAGCGTGAAACGGAGGGGGGCCAGTGGTATCGCTCGGCGCACCAGACGAGCCACTGGTCGCCTGGTCGTCCCCCGCTTTTGGGAGCCCGCCTTGGAACGTGTCCGGCAGGTCGTCCTCGACCCAGTTGAACGCCGCGACAACCAGCTTCGGGGTGATCTTCTCCGGGGGTGTGTCGCCGGTCGTGTCGCAGCAGTACCGGTAGACGGCTTCGGCTGCGGCGCCGTCGCGGAGCGGTTCGGTGAGCAGCTTCGCCCAGGTATCCAGTCCGGCTTCCTTGGCGATGTTGGTGAGGTCTGACAGGGGCACGTCGTCCAGACGGACGACGTGCCCCGCAGGGGTGGTAACGGCGAACGGCATGTGGTGGTGGCTCCTTGTCAGCCGACGCGAGTGACCGACGAGGACGCGGCCCAGGAGCCGGACACCTCGACAGCTCCACCGACGGTGCCGTTGGTGGTGATGTCGAACGTGGCGGTCCCGTACCAGTACTTCGTGGTGGTGTCGGTCGTCTCGTACAGGTAGAACTTGCGGGCCGAGCCGTCGGTGGCGTTGTAGAGCTCGCCGTCGGTGTCGTGGAAGCCGCCGAAGTCGCCCGACGCGTCGCGCAGACCGGCGATGTACGTCTTGGTGGTGTCACCGAACGAGGTGACCTCTGTGCGGTCGGTCGCCTGGCTGATGCTCCAGCTGTTCAGGTTCGCGATCGGCTTCGCTGAGCCGTCGGCACCGGACGACGTGTCGGCGTACAGGCGGCCCTTACGGCCGGAGATCGGGGTTGCCATCACTTGCTCCTTGGGGTTTGGGCCTCACGCCCTGTTGGTTGTCAGACGCCGAGCAGTGACAGCAGCCGCTTGGCATTCACGTCGAACGTGCGGTCAGCGACCGCAGCTCGAGCGTCATCAGCGGCCTGTTGCCGCTTGTCGGGGTTGTTCAACGCCCACCGGATCTGGTCGCCCAACTCGTCGGGCGTGTCGAAGATCGGGAGCATCGGGAACAGTTCGTCGCCTTCGGGGCGTGACTGGCGGGCGAACCAAGTGCCGCAAGCACTCAGCTCTGCCTCTCGCGGGCCCATCGCCCAACCTTCCGAGAGGTCGTCGCGTTGCGCTTCGGTTCTGTACAGGTTGAACGAGGTGAGGGCGCCGCGGTACAGGTCCGGGGTGCGTTCACCCGGCATACAGTCCTCGAGGTCGTGCACGACGTGGTGGGCGAGGTCGTCGGGGACGTGCCGCCAGTTGCCGGCCAGTCCGAGGTCGATGCCGGTCCAGTCGACCTGTTGCATGAACTCGACACGGGACGGGAACCCGGTGCCGACGAACACGCAGTCGGCCTTGAAGTCGGACACGCCGGGGTAGTGCAGGTCCGGGTCGTAGCAGTGGGGGAGGTAGATCGTGTTCGGGTTCGCTGCGAGGAACTGGTCGATGTTCGTCGGGTCGTTCAACACGACCGCATCCACACCGTCAGCCTGTTCGAGCTGCCGTTCGTCCTCGTACGGCGACTCGGTCATCACCATGACGACCTTGTGACCGCGGTTCCGCATGATCTCCGCGAGCAGGGAGTGAATGAAGAACCCGGAGACAATGACTACGAGGTCGGGCCAGTAGTCGTAACAGGCTTGCTTGAGCCCGGCGGCGGCGAGGTGGATCGCTTCGTCGTCCTTCAACGCCTTTGTGAACTCGCCGTCCTCGTTACGAAGGTGGGCTCTAGCGAAGAAATTCAGGCGGTCGTGCAGGTTGTACTCGGCAACCTCGACACCGATGTCACGCAGCCCGCGGCACCAGCCACGGTAGACGTCGCTGACGCTGTACTCCGGTCCCGGGTGGACCACGAGTGCTCTCAACGAAACACCTTGGTCAGACCCTCAGCCTGAGTGCGTCGATACGCGACCCGTGCCGCCGGGGTGCCGGACGTGATGCCCTTCGCCCACGCCCGCTTACCCTTCGTGCGGTACTGAGCGATCGGTGGCGTGCGAGGCACCTTCCGACCGCGTCCACCGGGACGGCGCTTGAACTTCGCGGGGCCGTGTCCGAACTCGACAACCTTCCACGGCCCTTGCGGGCGAGCCGCGACGACCGCTGTTGCGTTGCCGGTGCCGGTCACCGTGTAGCCGACACCCAGCTTCAACCCGCCGGCCTGACGACCCCACCGCGACAAGCGCAGGTCGCCGCCTGTGGCCGCTCGAGCCTGTAGGAGCGTCGACTGCTTGTATGCGAACGCCGCCGCGCCGACAGCCTTGCTGTTGAGCGCTACGAGCGACAGGCCGGCGGCAGCAAGCTTGCCCGACAGTTCATCAACGTCCTTCGACGTACCCATCAGGTCAACACCCGAACGGTGACGACAGCGCCGTAGTGGGCGACGTCGCCCCACTCGATCACCCCGTAATCACCGACACCCGTCACTGACAGGGAGATGCTGTCGGCGTCGCGACGATCGTTGATCGCCGCCACCACCGAACCCGCACCCGAATGGTCGAGGAGTTCGTCGAGCCGTTCGAGCTGCGACGTGTGCGACCGTGACACGACGACAAGCACCTTGGCGGTGATGTCGTACAACCCGCCGAGCGCGATCTCCGTCATCTCCAACCCAGCAACAACCGCCGCCGGAACCTGAATCGAGTCCTCCGGGTAGGCGTACCGGTTGACACCAGACAGACCGTCCAGAGCGTCAACCAGAGCGGCGCGAACCTCGGCAAGTGTTGCCATCAGCCGATGCCGACCCACGCCGGATGCACCAAGGGCGCCAACATGCGACGAGCGACCGGAGGCATCTGCGCCGGCACACGAAACACCCCGAACTCCGACTGACCGACAACGCCTAGCGGGGCGTCCTGCAGCTTCGCGACTTCAGCGACAAGGATGCGTGCCGCCTGGCGAACCTCCGCGGGGACAGCGGGCCAACCCCACACGCCGGTCACTTCGATCAGGTACTCGCGGCCCGACGCGACCGCGGACGGGAACGTCGTCGCGTTCAGCAGGTCGATCTCGGTGTACGGCTCGGCGTAGGCGCCGCGTGACACGGCGTTGACCGGGCACAGCTGGTAGTTGCTTGCCGACAGGGTGGTTTCGTAGGTGCCGTCGCCGTTGTCGTCGGTCTTGAGGCTTGTGATGGAGACAAGGTCGTTGAACGGTCCCAGTTCGAGCTCGGACAGGTTCTCGACCTCGAACACGCGTGCGACCGGAACTTCGGTGGTGCCGTCGCGGTAGAAGTGGCGTCCGCAGTGCTGGTCGATCATCCGCGACACCGACGTGACGACATCGTCGAGGATGCCGGAACCGTCAGCGAACTGGCGGCCGATGTACGAGCCTGCTTCGGCTGATGTCAGGTAGCCGTCCGTCACTGCCATCAGGTGTCCTCCGGTTGGCTCAGGTGCGGCCAATCACCCAGCCGGTACGTCCATGTGACGCGTGGAATGCATAGGAACTTGGCGCCGGCGTGATGCGCCCGCTGCCAGAGGTCGTGGTCTTCGTTGGGGACGTCGCGGTAGCCGCCGAGGTGGTCCCACAGTTCGGTCTTGACCGCGGCGGCGGAGGCGATCCAGTTGACGTCCCAGATGCGGTCCATCGGCATGATGACCTGCAGCCCGTCGACACCGATCCAGCCGGGCGGGTCGACACGGGGCCACGAGTAGACGATGTCGAAGTCGCCGTTCAGGTAGTCGCCGATGACTTCGAAATGGTTGGGGTCGAACAGGTCGTCGTCGTCGCAGCGGAACACCCACGGCGTGTCAGCGTTCGCGACGAGGTCGTTGACGATCTTGGCGGGCCCGACACGGTCCCAGTCGGTCTTCACCACCCATTCGTAGGGTCGCACCGTCTGCTTCGCGATCGACTGGCCGAGCTCGTGCAGCATCGGTCGGCGTTCCTCAACCGTCGGCGTCACGATCGTGACCGGAATCATCACTGGAACTCCGGGGAGAGCCACCACACGCACGACACGACGCACGCAACGGCGAGCCACGGCAACGGCACCACCTGAACCGCCACGAGCGCCAGGAGCGGTCCTGCAGCCGTGTGGATGAGCCGGTAGATGTCGGTCGCAACGATCAGCTGCGCGTAAGCGACACCGACAACAGCAGCGATCTGCCATGACGGGCGGTACAGGGCTGCGAGGCAGCCGCCCCACTGCGTCACCATGCGAGCGTCACGCCACTTTCCGGTGTGGTGCTCCCACGACGAACGGATCGGATGGTCATGGACCCGCTTGAGGACACCGTTCATCGCGTGCCCGGTGATCTCGTCCAACGCCGGCTTGCGGAACAACGACACCACCACCGGGACGAGTAGGCCGACCAGCAGAATCGGATGCCACGCCCACAACGCTGCGAACACCGGCGACGTTTCCTTGATTGACGCAGCCACCAGGATCAGACCCAGCGCCAACGGCCACCAGCCGGCCTGTAGGGCTGCTACAGCGACGATCGACACCGCCATCGCAGGCAGGTCCACCGACACCGGGCGGCACACTGACGGCGCCCACACACCCGCTCGCTTCCGCATGTTGTGTGTCGTGAGTTTGGCCCGCCAGTGCAAGGGAGTGGCCGGGTGGCTCGTGTCGATGATCTGAGGGCTGATTACGACCGTCTGGGGGCGATCCTGGCGTGCGAGGCGGACGGGGCGAAGGCTGCGTCGCTGGCTCGGGAACGTCGGCTGATCGGCGAGCTGCTTGAGGGTCTTGAAACCCCGGATGAGGTGAGCACCGCTGATGAACTGGCAGCTCGACGCGTCACCGGAGCCGACGACGCTCGTCCTGCCTCCGGACGCCGCAAG